GAGCACATCCGTTCTCTGTTTTTTAGTCATCTTGCCCACAAGCGGCTCCGCCACAATGGTGTGTGACCGCAACGAATCTGCAAGCCAAATGCAATGGTCTACCCGATCCGACAACACCAAGATTTGCCTACCGTCGTAGCAAGCCTGAAGAATACGATCGAGAATCTTCTGGTTGCGTTGATGGTCTCTCGTCATGTGGGTGATCAGCTTCGACCAATCAACATGACTTGATGGCCCTGTGTAGTCGGTGAAAAACCACTCAATGTCTGGCGCGACGACATGACCAGAAACCGTCAACTGCTCGTTGGTGATTTCGTACACTGGAGGACCGAAGTGCCACCACAGAATCGATGTCAGTCCGTCTGGACGCTCTGGTGTAGCGGTCAGACCAAGCCGTCGTCTTGCGGGCATACAGAACATGACTGAGCAAAACGTGTGTGCAGGAACATGGTGAGCTTCGTCGACAATACAAAGTCCGAACTGGATCCCGAAGTTGTATCGTTCAGTAAAGGACATCCGTTCAAGCGTTTGAAAGGTTGCGACCACAATACGCCCGGTATCGTCCTTCTTGCCCGCCCCATATTGAGTTGCCTCGACGTTGAGCATCGTCTGAATACGATTGATCCACTGCACCGCGAGATCATTTGTATGGACGAGCACAAGTGCTTTTGTGTCACAGCGAGTCATTGCCGCGACGCCAATAGCGGTCTTACCGGCTCCGCAAGGAGCAATGATTACTCCCTCTCCGTCGTTGCGATCCCACTCCTGAAGAGCTTTTTGTTGATACTCACGGAGCCTGAATCCTGCGCTCATTTTGACAGGACTTGCCTCTGGCTCTGACCTCACATCCACAATCTCACCAAGCTTCATTTGTGAAGCGGCTTTGCGCGGCACTGCAAGTCCCCCACCCCAAGGGTGGTCAAACGGGATGCGATGACACGCGTTGATGTGCGGTTCAGGGACTGGCACATACTTGCCTCGTTGTCGCATACCCATCGCCATCTGATACTCAGGGTTTGCCAGTTTGAATCGGGACAATACTGCTTGTTCATTTTCATATCCGGGCCGAAGAAATACTCCTCCGCCCAACGCTACAATACTCATCATGCTTCCTTACTTTGTACTTTGATTACTTCATTCTTGACCCAGACATACTTTCGTTTGCCGCCTAAGGTCATCCTCTTCTTTTTATACTCAAGTTCTCGCAGAATCTCCGATATTCTCATTTCATCTCTGCGATTCATTCGACCTCTCTCAATCTTCAGTCCATCCTCCATCACCATCGTCATCGTCACGTATCCGTGTTGCACCATCAAAAAGTTGCTGATCGGGTCCAGCCACGGATCGTCTTGCCTATAAATTTTGCTTGAATCGTGTCGTTTCAAATCCATGTCTTTATCGAGATACCAAGTTTCGCCTGCCTTGTAGGCTTCGATGGCCTCGGCCCAAAGCTGGTCACGGTTCTCTCGCACCCAGTGTAGGTTCACCTCGTTGACCCGAATCGGCCAGTACCGGCGCGACCCAGTCATGTCATTGATGAACTGAGACTCATTTGTCGTACCAGCAAAGACTACGTGTCGCTTGATGGTTATGGCGTGACGCCCGTAGGCTGGTCGAAAGTTGTCTTCCTGAGCACTGAGGAACGCCTTCGTTGCACTGTTTGCAGAACGCCGGACGGAGTCCAACTCGGCGACCTCATAGATCCAAGCGCGAGCAATCTGGCTGTACGAGTTTGCAGAGCCGATGTCGAGTGGGGTGTCGGCGAAATACTCTTCGGTTGCAAGTGTACGAAACAAAGTGCTTTTACCGGCTCCTTGGTCTCCTGCGAGAATCAATACGCAGTCAGCCTTACATCCGGGTTGATAGGCCCTCGCGATTGCTTGAATCAACCATTTTTCCGCCATGGTCCGATTTAGTTCTGTGTCGTCGCAATCCGTTGCCTCAACAATCCAAGACGACAGACGTGGTGTCCCGTCCCAGATGATTGAGTCAAGCCACTCTATCAAAGGGTTTCGTTTGTTCTCCTCACCAATCAGAGACACAGTCTCACTGACCGCCGCGCTCGAATACTCGAGCCCATATGCGCGCGATACCCACAATGCGATTCTGGTATCGTCTGTGTCGCGATAGTCACGATCGTCAATCTTCAACGTGTTGGTAAAGCTGTTGAGCCATACCCGACCCCGCCACCTGCGGTCCCGCCGAAGAATGATGTACAAATTGTTTTTGTTCTTTCGGAATCGTCCCGACGGTTGACCGTTGCGGTCCATGTATTGATCGAGCAAGTCGATGATTCGGGTGTCTGTTTCCGTTTCCGGAATTGTTTGTTGAGCGGGCTGTGCATTGGGCTGGTTGATGCAGTTTTCATTTTCAGCAGTGGTCAGCAGGTCAGCGAGCCGCCGATGCCCAGCGGCAAGTACTTCATCAAGATCAGCCATCGATTGACTCCAGTGGTACGCGGTACAATGTGTGTTGGGGAAGTTGATCACAGATTTCGGACGCATAGTCATCGCCGGAGTCATCTGAATCTGTTGCAATAAAAACCTTCATTTCGTTGGGAATGTTCATCTTACCAAGGGACTTGAAACTACCAGAGGTCCCGGCCATGATTGCAAGCGACAACGACTCTCGATGAGCCTGCTCACACGCCCTCATGTAGTCTGTGATGCCCTCACAAATCAACAAGCCATCGATCGATGTAGCTTGCTTGGTACGCATCAACTGTTGTGCCGCAGCGTTCGCCATAAGCAACCCTCCGGCCTCGTATCCGAGTGGCCATCGCGTCTTTGCACCAGACGGCTGACGACCTTTAGAATACGAAACACTCCGGACGTGAATGCTTGCGAATGTCCCGTCGGGTTCAAAACACGCGGCAGCGATACGAAAGATGCCGCCCCACTGATGAGGGAACCATTCCGGATACTTGTACTCGGTTGGCAACGGGAGCACTCGAATGCATTTGGTGGCATCCATGAGCTTAGGCGAAAACCTGCGAGCGATCATCCACTTGCTCAAGTCTTTGGAGAACGCTGCCGGTTGATGCAGTGCTGCCTCGACACTGGTTGAATGATCCCAAAGATGATGTAGCTCATCCTCTGGGGGACGGACGTATCCCTGAGTCGGAGGTGGTGTTACAACTGGTCGCTTGGTGGGGTCTGGCTGGACGTGTGCTGGCACTCCCGAGGGTGTGCAGTACCCTTGCTCTGCAAACCAGTCTCGGACGACTGAGCGTTGATTCTTGTCAATGTTTCTCAACGGCTGCTGAAAAAAGTGATGAGACACAAAATCGACGACGTCACCCTTGGCTCCACACTGATGACACATCCACGCCATTTCATTGCGTTTGAAACCGACCGGACCACGCTTCTTGTCTGTTGAACCACGCTCAAGCAACCCGCAAGAGGGGCATGGATAGATGGATGTGCCGTTCCCTCGACTGTACTGGAGGCTGCTGGCGATTGTTGTGATGCGTGCGTTTTTCGCGTTTTGAATCCACATGGTAACTCCTGACGAGGCCCCGAAAGAGCACCACCGGAAACCCGGTGGGCTCAGTCAGGAGCCCAACTTTTGGGGGGATCAATCCCCAAAGGGCTTGGTTCTGTAGTCGGTCGTCGGACCTTCTACAAACTGTTTTTTGGAGGGACGATCATGCCGTCGATACGATCCGCGTCCTGTCCCATGATGCTGTAGTTCAGCCTGAGATCAGGGGTAATCGTGAGCACGACCTTCATTCCAGTCATCCGATACACGCGATTCATCCAAGAAACTACAGTGTCCAAAGTGGGGGCCTTTGCCTCCCGCTTGAGAATGCTGCGGAGCCGTGACCGGCTGGTTCCGTAAATGTAGGCCATCTTGGAGTGCTTGCCTTTTTGCAGTCCACCCATGGCTTGAGTCATCTGGAACACCAGTTGGTAGGTGTCAATGCGCTCGTAGTCTTCGATGTGATCGCCGTTGTTCATTCTTTGCTCTGATGAAAAGGTGGGGCCGCCCCCCCGCTAAGGAGCGGCCCCGGTGACTTACTTCGCTGCGTCTTCCCCTTCCCCAAGGGTAGGAGCATCTTGGTCAGCCACCAACATCGGCTCGCGAATGGCCTCAACCATTGCCACCTCGAAGGTGATGTTTCCATCACGCGTCTTCTTGGGCAACTTGTCGAAGACCTCTCGGTCAAGCATCGCCAGAGCATCCCCAACGCCCATCTCTTCAAGGAGTTCAGACTCCTTGTCCTTGTTGGTGTTGAGGGCCATAGTGACTGCATCCAGCAGCACCTTGGCGGTTTGCTCGCGGGTGAACCCGGAACGCTTGGCGAAGAGAGCCAGAGCAACCTTCCACGGGATCGTAGAGGTAGCCTTGACTGGCTTGGACTTCTTGCCGCGTTTGAGTTTACCAGCGACCTTGACGACGAGGTTGACGTCGATTTCAGAGTTGTTGTCGATGTCACGTTTTGCAATCGTGACGGCCTTAGTTGGAATCGCCTTTGTAAGAGCGATGATTTCTTGTGATGTGAGTTCCACAGAACCCTCCTGTAGTGGTTTGTTCAAGCTCCCGAGATCGGGAACCAACGCATTTTTCGTTCTCCTTTGTACGAGACTCGTACCTTTTGAAGCCCTTGCTCTTTTAGGGCCTTTGCTATTTTCATCTCTGTCAATCGTTGCTGTTCTTCCCACCCTTGTGGGTCAACGAACTCAGCAACCGCGTCCGTTGTGATGTCGTACCTTCGGAAGGAAGGCGGGTTGATCTTCAAGTACTCCTTGACCTTGTCTCGGAAGTCTTCAGGCAAGTTGGTCCCGTAAATCAGTTGAGGCTGAATCCTCTTAGACGCTGCCATGATGCCGGACTTGAGTTCATCTTTGGAGCAAACGATTCGGTACTTCTGAGCCAGATAAACCGAGACTTCTGAAAAGTCAGGCTCGTTCATCTTCTTGCCCTTGTAGTACTGAACCCCGTCCCGAGTGCAACTGAACTTGCCCTCAAGCTTGGCGTCGCTTTTGATTGCCAAGTAGACTTTGTATGACCCCTCGGCATTGTCGATTTCAATCATGAGTAAGCTCCATTCGTTTTGTGATCCACTGCTTGGGAAGTGTGCCAGCGAATCGGTTGATGTACAAAGATCCTACAACCCAGTTGAGTCTCAGGATGGCTCTTGACGTGGTTACATCCACAAGGGACTGAATCTGCTCAAACATCACTTTGCCTTCTTGTCTGCAAGATCCGCGAGACCTTGCCAGTCAATGTTGGAGTTGCGCTGTTTGCGTTGCAGTTTCTTGAGCTTGACGCCTTTCTTTCGAGCATATGAAGCCTTTACTCCGATGAAACTCCTCTCTTTTGGTGTGTTATCAAAGCCAAGCTTTTCGAGTACTTCATCATACGACTCAGATGTTTGCCAAGCCTCTACAAACGACGGCCACGTCCACTCTCGCTTTTTGCTTTTCTTCCGAAGTTTTGTCACGTTGTTAGCCATTACATTCTCCTGTATGGTCTTTCATTATTATGGGGTTCACCCATGTATGTCAAGTTTGTTCTTCATTTTGTTTGTCCCGTCGATGATTCGACAACGTCATGCGGGCTTTGGATGCGAGAAGGTGCATGCCTTGCTTCTGAGCCTCAAGCATGACCTTGCGAGGGTCATATCCCTCCCGAGCCAGTTGCTTCCAAGGCACGCGCCGCTTGTGGAATCGTGGGTCACTCAGGTCCATCACTCACCTCTACCTTCTGCGACTTTGCGACAAGCAAGACACACCTTGTATTTGCGTCCACCATCGACAAAGTGAGCGACAGACTCCAAACCACTCGGATTAGCCCAACAAAAGGCAGTGTCGTCAGCCGTAGAATCAAAGAGATGTAGGATGGGTTTTCCTGTAACCCTACCCACGCTGTGATCTACCATCCATGCATTCAACTGAGGGCAATCACTGACTGGACGATCAATATCGTCTACACCCACCTGCGTGGACATACTT